TGAAAACAGTATGTGTTATCTGACAGATTTAGTCATTGAAGATAGATACAACGAATTATATAACTATGTAGAAACGCATTTTTGGAGTGATTTTGAAAGAATGGACGATAATGAAATTGTAGAACAATATGGTTGGCTAACTGAACATAACGAGGAGGACGCATGAGTAATAAAATAACTATACCTACTGAAAAATGGGTTGAATTATATTCTGAACTATCGGCTTATGTTGAAAACAAATGTTTCCCTAATAGGAATAGCCATGATGAAAAAGGAGAAAGAATAGAAGAAACTCAAGATGATTTTTGTGAAATTGTTGATGAAGTAGAAACTATATTAGAAGCATTTTTTATTAAGGAGGAAGCATGAGTAAATATGATATTTGTGTATGGGATATACAGTTCTGTAAAATTCAGATGGTAGTATCAAATTGTTTACAGTAGTAACAGACATTGATTTATCGCACATATCTGAATATGTAGAAGATGAAGATTTAGAAGAAATAGAGGAGAAAGCATGAGTAAGCTAAACAAAAATCAAACTATGGATTTGAAATTTATAAATGAACTAGAAGATTTGCTACTTAAGTATTATCCAGATGGTCAACCTGAATTTTATTCAAAGTGGAGTGAAGATTATAGTGATGAAGTTCAAATAAAAATTTTATGTTATCCGAAACTAAAGGAGGAAGCATGAATATAAAAATAACAGAAGATGAATTATTTGATTTAATTGAAATATTAAATATGAAAATTCAACATGATAAAGATTTACTTCCTTTATTTGAAAAATTACTTACTTATCAAAAACCTTTAGATTTATCTAAACAAAATTTTGATTATGAGATACCAGAATTTAATCCAAAAGTAATAAAGGAGAAAGAATGACCCAATATAATTTACAAGTTGAACGACAAGCAGTTTTATTAGAAGCCGAAGCATGGGCAAAAGAAATAAGATCCTATCACTATCACAGCTTATCAAACATGTGGTATGACACTAGACCAGAAGACACTTCTGATGGCAAATATGTCAGAGACACGCAATACAATGATGAAAGCATTGAAAGAGAATTAGAAGATGGCAAAATTGTTTATCTTGGTGAAAAATTAACTGGCGATAAGCTTATCAATAAATATTTAAAGAGAGGTTAATTATGAAAAGAATTTTAACTTTCGAAGGTTACGATCAGATCCTAGACCGAGTGCGAGGGATCATTGAAAGACACGCAACCTCGCCTGAGCAATACGATACTTTGATTCAGCAGATAGACGCACTTGAATCTGACATTGAAAATATGCTTGAAGGTCGCAATAATTATTCAGAAGATTAACACGCAAGTCCTATCAAGTTGATGTTTCGATTACTTGATAGGCACTCGCACAACAAAGGAGATAAAATATGACTAACCCAAAACACTTAGACATGGCAGATGTTGAAGACTTTTTAAACCACTACGATTATTGGGGTGGTGATGGTTGGGTATCTGAAATACTAAACAACAACATTGATTTAGAACTTATGAGAGAAGCAGTTACAAAACTTTCACAGGGTAAAGAAGCTGAATGTCAAGCTCTGGTAGATGATATGTTTATTAATAAGTGGTGGAATGAGGAGCAAACATGAGTAAAAATAATGATTTAGCATTTGATTTAATGCTCAAAACTTTGACCGAATATGCTGAAAAATGTACTAAAGATAAAGGAAAAGACGTGATGAATCCAGTAGAAGGAACTTATTTGTTGGCTACAAATTTATCGATGGGTTTATTAATCAAAGCCGAAGACCATTTTGAAGACTGTAAAGAACTTTTACACATGGCAATAGAAGACGCTTATAAACAAGTAAAAGAAAACCAATGAATGTCCTAAGTTTATTTGATGGCATGAGTTGTGGTCAAATCGCACTTGATCGACTGGGCATCAAAGTAGATAAATATTACGCAAGTGAAATAGACAAATACGCAATCGCAGTAGCCAAAGCAAATTATCCGGACACTATTCATGTGGGCGATATCACGCAGTTAGATCCCAAAGCTTTCCAAGACATAGATTTAATCTTAGCGGGATCCCCCTGCCAAGGTTTTAGTTTTGCAGGAAAGCAATTAGCTTTTGATGACCCACGCTCAGCTTTATTCTTTGAGTTCATTCGTTTACTCAAAGCCATCAAGCCGAAATACTTTCTCCTGGAGAATGTCAGAATGAAGCAACAATACATTGATGTAATCACGCAACAAGTCTCCGAGTGTTATCCAGAACACCAAGGCAACGATTTATTCGACAGCAAAATAGAACCGATCTTAATTAACTCAGCTCTACTTTCAGCTCAATCCAGACAACGTTTGTATTGGACTAATATACCTAACGTCAAGCAACCAGAAGATTTGAGTATAGTTTTAAAAGATATCTTGGAAGATGATGTTGAGGAACATTATTTAGCAGGTAAAAATTTATTAGAAAATTATCAAGGAGGCAATCAATTAAATCCAAATTATAAAAGCCAAGCTAATACCATTCATGATAAAAATAAAAAATCAGGAGTGATTTGTGCAGGTACACATGGGTACGCAAATGGTTATGTTGAAACCAAACCCAAACAAGTTGGTAAAGTAAAAGATGGTGGACAAGGCAATCGCATTTATTCTACAGATGGCAAGTCTTCTACTTTATCTGCTCAATCAGGCGGCACAGCAGGTAATGGCAATACACTAATAGAAACCAAACCAAAACAAATTGGTAAAACTGACACACCTGGACACGACATATTGAAAAGAGTTTATAGCGAAGATGGTAAATCACCCACTATCACTGCTCATGCAGGAAAAGGTACTGTGCCTAAAATTGTAAGTGGTGCTTTAAGAGCTAGATCAAAAAACCAAGATGGAAAAAATGTAAGTTGGAAAGAAACCAAACCAAAACAAATGCTAGAACTACGCAAAGATGAAAAGTCTAATAGCATTACAAGTGTCAGCAAAGATAGTTTGGTGGTTTCTAAAATAAGAGAGAAATCTAAAACAGTTCGTTCTGGTGGTAGAGGTTCTAATGATCGTCACGAGTGGGGTAAAATTTATGATGTTGAGGAAAGAATTGTAGTAGATTCTGAGAGAAAAAGACTAATTATTGCTGAAGCTAATGCAAAAGGTTACACCATAATTGAAGATGGTGATTGCTTTGATATAAATTATCCTAATTCTAAGACCAGAAGAGGTAGAAAAATGAAATATAAATGCAATGCTCTAACTCCCTCAGCACAAGAATATATGCACTTTAAAAATTTAACTTGGCGTAAGCTCACACCCTTAGAATGTGAACGCTTACAAACAGTTCCCGACAATTACACAGCTTCAGTCAGCAATACTCAGCGTTACAAAATGCTTGGTAATGGTTGGACTGTTGAGGTAATCGCTCACATTTTAACCAACATGGAGACCAAATGAATATAGTAGAAGCCATAGATCTAATCGAAGAAAAGTTATTTGCTCAAGGCAAATCCAAAGAGTATACGACTTACGACAAACTTGTTGACGACGCCTGGGATTTAATCAAAGGCAAAGTCGATTACACCGACGCTGAGTTTAATCAAGTATTTAACAGTGGCAAGTTTTACGATCCAGAAGCTGAGAAAATTTTACGCCAGTCCGATTCTACTCAGGATCTTCCTGATTCTGATGTGGGGTGTTGACCTCTTTGAGATTGACTACTTCACCTTCAATGACTCGCACTTGATTTTGTTCCAAGAGTTCATTCAAACGTTGTTCCAATTGTTCTCGACTCATGCCATCGATCTTCCCAAAGCGCACTTCCTTTCTATCCACCATGAGACCACCGAGTTTAGCTCGCGCGATTTCGGCATTGACTGCTGGGCCGTAGGAACCGTCGGCCGCAGCAGCGTCCCTAATTGTAGCTAATTTTCCTGCAACATTCTCAAAAGTAATATCATATTTTTTCCTCTGCAAAGCTTTCATTTGCTGAATACGTTCGCGCACATGAGCATACTCTGGATTATTCATCATGCGACTGGCAATGACTTCTGGGTTTTTGAACCCAGCTCGATGGGCACAATCGGTTTGTGTCAGATCCTGATACACCATGAGGTTGACAAACACCTCTTGCATCTTCGTTAACTTTTTTCTTTTAGCCATGCTTAAAATTCCAATCCTCTTCAAACAAACAATGCCTGATGGCACCATCTCTTTCTTCATACAAAAATTGCATACTCAACAATTGTATAACTTTCCCTTCACTAACTCTA